TCGCCTATGTTGTTGGCACGTTTGGGAGATCCTTTTTCCCAACCCGGACGCAGTTTAAATTCATTTCGGAATTCAGTAATCCTATTCAGCACAGATTTTTCATCAGATTTTGTAAGAACCATCAGCAGTATTTCGCTGAGGAAATCTTGCACATAAACCGGCGTATCCGAACGTTTGAGATCCAACCCCATGGCTTTCACTTTGCCAGGTTGATCTTGATCCATGCGTTTGTTTTCTAACTCATATATTAGTACAGCGTATCTCTTTTTGGTTATGAACAGTCCTGTTTCACTGACTGTTTCTCTGCCCGCTTGTATCACTTCTGATCTATTTTTACCACAGTGAAATGCTTCCTGCATGAAGTTTTTGAAACTGTGATTGACTTCCTGTGCCACTTGATCATACAGTTTGATTATGCTTTCTTTGTTCCAAGGAATCAGTCCTTTGCTGATGTCATCTTTAAGCACTTTGTAAGCACTGAAATATGCACTGTCTGTGTCGCCATATATTATGGCATCACCTAGATGATCATATTTGCCTGTGATTACTTCATTAATTTTCGCTGCCATGTGTTTGCTGATAGCTCTACCTGTCAATGTGGTACTTTGTCCTATGCGTTTGTCAAAGAAACGACAGCCTGGATTCAGTATGGCGCCATACAATGAGTTAAGATTAATTTTTTTGACCAACTGTCTTTTATCCCAAAATTCTATTTCTGTTTGATTGGCAGCTTCTGTGGCTTTCTTTTTCATGGTTTGCATTTCTTTTCTCTCTTGATACCATGTTTTTAATAATCCTGGAATCACTCCTTCAAACTCAGTAGTAAACATGGTGCCATTGGCACTCAACATGATGGGATTATTGCTGTCAAAGATCATTTTATAAATTTCAGCAGCGCTTTTCTCTTCTGTGCGTCCATTTTCCCAATCTATAGTGATGTTGATGTCTCTGCGTTGATTCATCACAAATTCATACTCAAGACTGCCAAATTTATTCTCCCAAGCGCCTGCAAAAGATTTGCCTTGCAGATTGATTTGGTCACTTATGTATTGATCAGTGTAGGTGCTTCTCAGTTGTCCAACCACACATTCAGGAGCCATGTTGAGTGCACGTATGACCGACGGATACAGTGAATTCAAGTCCATTGATCCGATCCAATCATGCAGTCCTTTTTTGGGGAATGCCACATAAGCACCAGCAGCAGTGGTATTGTCATCACTCTGACGAGGTCTATTGGGCACTGCCATTCCACGTTTGTGAGCTTCGTTAATAATTGCCTGTTCTGTCACTGCCACCGCGCCCATGGTGGTTTGCATCAACACAGTGTTGGCGTGTGCGAGTTCATTGCTTAATTCTAAAAATTTTAATTTTTGATCCAATTTGTTCAATAAAGCAACATCTTGTCTATTGTATTCTATGAATGTTCTAAAGTCGTTGTTGTACAATTGATCCAACGTGCCTTCATACACAGTTTTAGTATCCCCCAGTTCCATTTCACCTATGGCATCCAGTCTATAGCTGTGTCTTTCTTCATAATTGTATTTGCGATACAACTCTAAACTGTCCATGTGTACCCTTCCCACAAGGTCATATGTTTCTTGCTCTCTGCCATATTTTTCATATGTTCTCTTCTTAGGCATTTGCTGCCATAAGCAAAAACGTCTTGTGTCATCCTTACTCAACACAGTGCTAACTCTATTGATAAGATAAGGCAAATCATATCCTTCGCTGTTCCAACCGCTCAGCACATCCACGTCTTCTAGTATATCTAAAAAAGCCTTCAACATGTCAGCTTCTTTTTCATACAAATACACATTGTCTATGCCTTTCACTGCGACTTCTGCTTGTGCTCTTGTAGTTTTTTTAGGAATCAAAGCGAAAGTTATCAGCGATTGCAGCCATTGCAAATACACTGTGATGGCAGTGACCGGCATGAATGGTTCTTTGGGATCTGCGAATCCTTTTTCAGGATCAAAGTCAGCTTCTATGTCAAAAAATGCCACGTGCAATTTAGGCGCATCATGATTGAGATAGTTTTCACTGAGGCATTGAAATATAGGATTGATGTCGGATTCAAACAGTTTCTTATTTCTATTGATTGCAAGTTCTTTGTGAAAATCCTTTGTGTTTTTGCACAGTATTCTGCTGAGATTTTGACCATAGATGCTGCGATGTTTGCCATTGGAATCTTCATAATAAAAAGTGTATCTTATGGGATATTCTTTGAACACACGCAAACCATCTTTGCGTTCCACTATTCTGATCACGTCTTGATTACGATCAAAAAATGCGTCTATGTAACTCATATGTCTCAATCTGTGTCATTTAAGGCTGACACATACCATGCGGTTGCTTGTGGCCAACCAAACCTTTATTTGAACAACAGTCCAATTATATATATCAGTGTAAGGCCTGCGTTTAAAATAATCAAGGACTTTTCTCGCCAAAGCACACCTACCAAAACCCAAATGCCATTGGCCACACAGAAAAGATACACATATATAGGATACACATTGAAAGCTGCCAAACTGGCTGCTACCAACAACACCACAGTGCCTGACCAAGCCAATGTCTGATATGGTTTAGGCTTTAACTTCATTGCTATCAAACACTCTGTTGATCACATTGTTTACTCGCACAAAATGTGCACATTTGGGCATGTCTTTGATACGTCTGGCACCTATGTATGTGCATGTACTCCTAACGCCACCCAATATCTGTTCCACTGTGTTTTTAACTGCGCCTTTGTATTCTAATCTCACTGTTTTGCCTTCAGTGCCTCTGTATCCATCCTTGCGAGCACCATGTCGTTCAAAAGCAGACTCTGAACTCATGCCATAAAATTCTATATATTTTTTAACTTCAATGTGAGGCGATTGATTGTGTAATTTATTTGTTTGTACTTTTTCTTCAATAATTTTTCCACCGCCTTCATCATGACCAGCCAACAATCCGCCCAACATCACTGTGTGAGCTCCTGCTGCCAATGCTTTGGCCACATCGCCTGGCGCTGTGCATCCACCATCTGCCATAATGTGTCCACCGACTCCATTTGCAGCATCAGCACATTCTATCACAGCAGAAAATTGAGGCACACCCACGCCAGTTTGTGTTCTGGTGGTGCACACAGAACCTGGCCCTATGCCCACTTTTACCATGTCTGCTCCATTGATTATTAGTTCTTCAACCATTTCTGGAGTCACCACGTTGCCTGCTATAATGGTTTTGTCTGGATATTCAGATCTTATTCTTTTAACGAAATCCACAAATTGTTCATGATAGGCATTGGCCACGTCTATGGTAATAAAATTCACATCTGGATATTTTTGCAACACCTGTTTGAGAGTTTGATAATCGTTGGCATTGTTGTCCCATATGGCACCTGTGCCTGTGCATACACTCACGTGCTGCAGTTTGAGACCTTTGCCCATTGCTCTGTCCCAATCCAAAATGTCGTAGTGTTTGCTCAGCACAGTCAGCATGTGATGTTCCTGCAAAACTTTGGCTATTTCAAATGTGCCCACACCATCCATGTTGCTGGCCACTATGGGTACAAATTTGGCAGACTGTCCGCTGTTTCTAAATTTAAATTCTCTGGTGATGTCCACATCTCTTCTGCTGCTGAGTGTGCTTCTTTTGGGTTTTAACAGCACATCACTGTAATCCAAATGTATGTTGTGATCTATTCTCATTTAAAAAAATCTTTTGCTGTGATTGCTCTATCGTCTACCCAAACATCATACACAGGTTTTCCCATAATCAATTTGTGATGTTTGGCACCCCACTGTTCTAATTGTTGTGCAGTGAGTTGGCTCCAATCAAGTCCAGAGTTGCCACCTCTAGCAGTGTAATAATGAATTTCATGCCCTTGATCAAACAACTGATTAATTTTTTCAATGCGTTGCATGTCCGGTTGACTGTGTTGATAATCGCTGCCGTCAGTATAGCATATGGTGTTGTCTATGTCAATAATGTATTTCATTATTCCAAAAATACTTTGTAATTTCCTACCAAATTCATCACAGTAAACCAGGTGGTCAACACAGTGATCCAAACATTTCTCCTGCGTAAGGCACTGATCAACATGGTGGTGCTGCCCACAAGATAGCAAGGAAATACTAAATGCATCAGAGGATGGGGAGAAGTGAAAGTGAGAAACACACTGCCCATGATGGTGAACACCACACTCACACACTCGAAATAGAAAGCGGTCTTATCCGATTGATAACTGTGTTGCCAAAATTCTAATAAAGTCTGATAGAAATTACTTGTCTTTGCCAACTGCAATAACCAAATTTTCCAAACTATCAAACTCTTCAGCTACCTTGCTCCAATCGCCTTTTTGTGCAATTTTTATTGCTCGATTGATCAGCGCGGGTTTGATTTCCAACTCTTCAGCCACCGCTTTGATGGTGTCTTTTAAACCTGTGCTGAGGTCTTCAATTTCAGAAAGCACATTCACGCCTTCTTCCACGATTTTTTTAAGTTTGGCTTGCTCTTCTGGTCCGTATGTTCTACCTGCCATTTGTTTCTCCTTTGTTTGCGTTGTATTAGAATATTTTGTTAAGCTCTAACAAAAATTGACCACAACCCCGATGAGATCTCCGTGCTTGATGCAGGTTTGGATCTATACCCTTGCAGTTTAAGTTGTTCTGCTAGACTATGATACTCTCCACACAATTCTGTGTAGAATTGACTGATGGATCTCACACCATGTTTCAAATCATAGATTTCCAATTCAATGGAACCCAAATTGGGTTTGGTATTGCTGTATATTTTTAGTGTGCTAGTACTCATTTGTTTCTCCTTTGTTTGTGATATTATACACGATGATATTGTGTAAAGTCAATTGTTTTATTCTTTCTTTTCTTTGCCAGGATAATTGTAGTCATCTGTGTCACCAAAAACCCACTTGGAGTTCTGTTCGCAGTGATAATATTTGGTACTTACTTTGAAATCTGGTGCAGTCATTTTTTGTTTGTTCAAACTGGCTTCATACCACAACATTCTATTGTTTGGTTGTGCAAAATATTGACCATTGTCTAATTTGCCTATGTTGTGTCCTTTGTGCTCGGATGGCACTTCAGATTCTGAAACATTGGGCGTATTTGGATCAGAATGAGCACTGTCTATGGTGAACAAATACACTCCACCCATTTTGCGTCCATCTTTCAAAATCACATCCACTCTGCTGAATTGTAGATACTGTTTTTCAATCACAGTGATGTGATAGCTGAATCCGTCCCACAGTTGTAGAAAATCCAAAGGCAGTTGTTCACTTTCTTTGATGTCTGTGCGCCACACAAATGCACTCAACGGCAATTTGTCATACAATGCTCCATAGTCAGGCAAGTATGCTTCCACATAGAAAGCTCTGCGTGGAATAGATTTCATTGTGACCCACACACATGGAACAAATTCACCATGACCTTTTTGATGATCATATAGGAATTCTTTTTTGATCCAACACTGTGTATAAGGCACATTGACTACAAAGTTCATATACAGTAATTATGCAGAGATTATTTTACAATGGTGGTTTGTGGTGCTGGCTGTCTTGCTGTCTTGGCTTGTGCTGCGGGTGGCTTCTGGTTTCCTGCTGGCTGGGCTTGTGTTGGCTGGCTTCCTGCTGCCTTGACTTGTGCTGCGGCTGATTTCTGCTTTTGCAATGCTTGCAACTCTTTTTCCATTTGTTTTAGAGTGTCAAGACTGCCAGTGTTGTCTATAATTTTATAAATTTTTTGTATTTCAGCGTCAGTGGTCGAAGTCGAAGTCGTAGTAGATGCTGCAGAAGGTTGAGTATTGACTGTTGCTGACGGTGCGCTCACTGTGGACGGCTGTGTGGTTGTGGTTTTTGTTTGTCCTGCTTTTTGTTTGTATCCAGTTGCAAAAGCACCCACTGCATCTTTGGCTGTTTTGACTGTGCTGCCGATTGCCTGTCCAACTTTTTTAGCTCCTTTTTTGACCAGAGTGCCAAACGTGATTTCATCTATTTTCATTTGGTTGCTCCTTGTTTTTTGAGTTTATCTTGAATTATCTTTATAATCTGCTGCAATTGTTCTGGCTTAAGATTTCTAGCTAATTTTGTCATGTCTTCTGCGCCTGGCATTTGGCGTTGATCCAATCTAAAATGTTTTTTGACATCTGATCCTATTTCGCTCCATTCAATGCCAGCTCTTTGAGCTATGAGATAAAATGTGGCTTGAGCTTTGGGATTTGGACCATTTTGATACATACTTGTCATTGCATTCTGAAACATTTTTTTTTCTTCGTCTTTTACGCTGGCGGATTTGTTCACGGTGTTGAGTAGATCGTCATATTCTTTATCAGTTTTGGCATCTTTATTTGAGTAGGTGGTTATTCTGCCACCATCAAAATTTTGCGCTATGCCAGCTGCAAAATCACCTATGCCAG